GTCAAGCCCGGGGCCGCGGTGATCGACGTGGGCATCAATCGGCTCCCCGATGGAAAACTCGCGGGCGACGTCGATTTCGACAGCGTCAAGGAAGCTCGATAGAGCTCCTGTGGATTTTCCCACGAACGCTTGAGCGAGGATTGGAGACGAGCTTCCGGTTTCACCCTCGAGTCTGGTCTCTACTTCGTTTAAGTCGACATTGGAAAATTCCTCCTCTGAGGCAGTCACCTCGAGGGTAACTTCAACTGGAGTAGGAGGGTGCGCCTGTCCAGCGCCTTCCTCCTCTTCAGAAGAAGAGTCGGTTGACAGCTCCTCTGAGATAGGGGTGCTGTTGTGTTGGTTGAGTGAACGGTCAGCATCATCATACATTCGATTAATTTCATCGACTGTAGTCACACGATTCATCAGAGTTTGACGGAGATCGACGTTGATCTGGTCTTCAGAACAGATCGATTCGCTGTCTTCCAAAAGTCTGATGAAGAAGATATCGTCATTTTCAAGTTGTGAAAATGAGTCTGTGATGATCCAAGTTCTACGACCATCGATAACTTCAGCTGAATATTCATTTGCTGGAAGCAATGACCATCCAAGTAGCGCCACAAGACGTTTGACTGTCATGCGGAACGGATTGTTTGGTCGGGAACGTGCAATCAATTGGATTAAACGAACGTTCATACCTCCAGCAGTTATAGAGCATCTGAAGGATTCCTTGAACATACTATCAAATTCGTCAAGGAAACTAGGTCGAATTCGATTGCACTTGCTTCGAAATGTGGGCCATTTCGGGGCTTCCAACGGTTCGGTATCGGTAGAGGTACTTGGCTGATACTCAATTCCATCGTCAAAATGCCAATGACCATCAACTTCTTTGTGCATGTAGTTGGTATAATACATGCGAACACGAGCGTCAAAGAGTTGATTGAGGTTGATAGAATTGTAGACAAGTTCCTCAAGATAGGTTAAAATGCTACCATCCGCGTCGTAAGGTCTAACACAAATTGAACGTTTGATGCGTTGTCCGCCGCGGGGGTAGAGGCCTTGTACGCTAGGAAGGCGAGAAACGAAGTTTGATACTTCATACTCTACCTTCGGAGCTTGTAATTGATGATTGGGGTTGTTATGGAGACGAGGATCAATGATCATCACCTTCTTCGATGTCTGGTACAACATCTGAGGGATTGGGCGAATTCGACTCATCGCCTCGTTTTGGCTCCAGGAACTGATAACAACTGGCTGATCCTTCGCAGAGAGCTTTGTAAGTGTCTGAAAAATACTGGAGTTTTTCAATTTCTCTCGCTGTGAGTTTTGATAAACCTCGGTGATTCCTTTCACAGTCAAATATCCAACCGCGAATCCATTTATCGCCTGAAGTGACAATATCGCGATAGCAAAAGGAATGTTTAGGACGGGCACGAAATGTAGAGCAACGCCGACCGTCGACAAGCTCAGTCCGGAAATTATTTTCACAACGGGCCAGAAATTTTTGTGAGATAATATCCATGACGACCATCGTTTCATATTCACGCAGGCGTTTGACACCCGGAGAGATAGTGAAGGAGGGGAGAGCTCGATTAAGTCGTCTGTAGAAGACGTCGGTTCCGTGCCGAGCGAGGTAGTCTCTTGAGATCCCGGAGGTGTACTTATCAATGATCCAATGATCCATGGGCTGGAGGGTAGTCCAGGAATCGAACCATCGTTCCAGTTCCAACTGATCGCTGATGAGTATTCCTTGGGTAGTTTCCACCAACACTCGAGATGCCCAGCCAACTTCTTTACGAACCGCACCATACTTCTGTATTTGATCATACAGGAACTGAGTCCACCAATTGTAGGGAACAAGCTCCCAGTCAACTTCGATCCCAGCAAGCACTCGACAGAAGGCCGAAGCCATCGACTGGACGATGGGAGCGCCAGCATTCGAGTAAAGACAGCTGAGTGCCTGGGACTTTGTGACGACCATGAGAGCATTGCGAGAGCGGTTGCCGGGTCGATAACGCGCGGGACACCATCCCATGTTTTGCACGGTGTACATAATATCGGGAATGTTTCGAAGATCGTCGGGATGAAAGATAAGTCCGCAAAAGGATTCAGTGTTATAGGTAGGAGTTTTGATGATTTTCGCAGTGCAGCCGAGCAACATATACACGAGCTCAGTGACAGGTTGACTAAATACTTGGAGAGCACCTGATTCGTTGTCATCGCCTTCGATTGTATTTCGTTGGCGGACTTGAGACAAGTAGGACACCAAAGTTTGAAGAACAAAATTGGCCCAACTGTTAATAAGAGAAGTCCACATGATACCACTAAGTCTAAGTGCTCTGAGGATACAGGTAATCCGTTCTGATCCAAAATCGATGGACAGTTCATTGTTGCCCATACAGGCAAGCTCGACGTAGAGAAGCAAGATTGGGTATAACAATAGTCTTTGAAACATGTAATCGAAAAAGGGAATTTCGATGCAAGACATGAAGATGGCGTTGAACATGTTCTCAAAAGACTCGAAGTCGGAACACAGGAATCCAGAACAATTTCGAAATAGTTCGTTAAGGTATTGAGCTCGCAGATGGACAGCGATTCGCTTGATGAAGACAGACAGAGAGAAAACCTGATCTTCGCACATTTTTGTGAGAGGTCCAAAAATAACCTTAAACTCATCTGAGAGATTTTGGATAAGTCGTAAGATTTTATAAAGAGTCTTTCCTCGTCCTTTAGAGGGTTCGAATCCAAATTCGTCAAAAATGCCTTGATCAAGTCGTTCTTTCTTCCCGAAAGTCTTCGAAATGAAGTGCTCACGATTGAAACCAAAGACGGACTTAATGCGTCCATAAGCAACGCGGAGCTGTTTCTTTCGTGTACCTTTGTAATGAGTTCGTGCGAGCCACTGTTCGACATCTTCTTCAAGCACAGGGTCGAGAGGGAAGAGACACTTTGAGAGCTGGTAGCGGTTCCACTCACTGAGGATTTCCCGGAATGGTCCTTGGGCGCCGGCGAGCTCCCGGGCGTTTCGGTGCCTGAAGCCATGGATGAGGTTTCCATTGTCGTATGGACACGGTGCAGGGTTTGCCCCGTAAGGTGAGGCCCCACCGTTGTTGACATAGAGTGGAATAGATTCTCCCATCCCGCCTTCAGTCCTGAAAGCTGTGTCCCCACGTACATCATGGTTGGCATTAGAACTAAACTCGTTATAAGAATCGGAGCTAACATATCCAAAAGTGTAAAGGGGGGCTGAAACTCGCCCGCCGAGGCGTTTCCCACCTGACGGTCTGGCTAATTTGGCCCAAACTCCAATGGTCTTGGTATCAGCATAAATGTCAATGCCATGACGATCAAGAAGGTACATTGCAAATTGTTTGTTGTGCTCAATATGGGCTGAGTTATTAATCTCAGTATTGGCACGAGACTCAAGTTCTTGTTCAGCTTGACCTGGCTTGGTGATCATAACGGTTGGACCGGCCAACTCAGAGACGATAGACTCAGAATAAACCAAGTAGTCGATGACTGAAACAAAACCGAAATACACTTTGCGAATGGTCTTGATTCGGGGAGTTAAGGGGACAGTGGCGCGCACGAGTTTCATGTTGCGAAAAGTCTCATTTTCTGGCAATTCAATGACAAGGGGTTTGTCTTCGACCTCATAAACCGTAGGATGGTAGAATGAGTGCAAAAAGGTTGCAAAAGAAGTCATAACACCAAGAACAGGACTGATGCTGATGGTCTGCACCATGAAAGCAGCTTTCATTGAGACAACAAGAGCGTCCATGGCTCCTTTGAAACGTGAATACAAAACACGTTCACGACCGGGCCAAACAACAGCGATCTCCTTGGTTTGTCGATTGAATTGAATGAGAGGTAAAGGATATGTCAAGACTTTATAGATTGTGCGAACAAAACCTCCGACCATACGCTTGAAAATACGAAATATTTTGTTCAAGAATTGGGGAACAGGATGTTGATGGTCAAAAGGAATGGCACGCTCCATGGCAACTCGAACATTTTCAGCCAACTCGCTCTCACCATGATACCTTAATTGAACTGCATCGACGTTACGCCGTACAGGAGGCTTAGGAGCCTCAGGATCCGGTTGAGCTGCTTGTTCTTCCGCAAGTTTAAGCAGATTACGGGCTGAAATAGTAGTTGTTGATTCTTCTTGAGTTGACGGAAGACTCGATTTGAGAAGGTTGTTATCCCTAAGCCGTTCCATGAGCAATTTCTTAGAATGTTCTGCAGGCAAAAGTGTATAGTCTTCCTTGCCAGGGGGAGTAATGATTTCAACTTCTTCTTCCTCTTCGTCCAGACCATGAGGAATAAGCTTGGCGTCAGCATTAGGAGCGGCCAAGGGAGCATTGAAACCATTGTCACCTTCTACCTTGCTATTCAAAGGAAAGAACATGTTGCTCGGGAAACGAGGGCCAACGATCGTATCAATTGGAGTTAGCTCTTCAGGATTAACAGAAGTCATCGGTTCAGGGATCTTGATCTCCAAGAACTCAGGACAACTATCAACATAAGAAAATTGAGGCTGAAGAGTCTTGTTAATCAGACGTTGGATAACAATATTTTGTTCACCAGTGGTCAAGGAATTCCACCAACGACCAAAATCTCCATTATGCTCGGCTTGATACTCATAATAACGTCGGGCAGTAATATGGAAGTTGAATCCTCCATCTCGGTCTCCATTACGAGCCCGCATCAACTCTTCATTCAAACGATCTTTGGGGTAAGGGATGTCCATATTGACGGAATTGCGACCATAGATCTCGGGGGCCAGTTCTGGAGTGAACTGATAGCGTGGCAAAACCAACCACCAATGTCTTCCGTCACCATATGCGAGCATGACAGAAATAGCACCGGGGGTGGGCATTGACACACCATGAAGTTCATCGACTCCTCTGATCCAGGCGATACATCTCACGTTGAAAACTCGTGCCAGAGCCCAAAGTTCCATGTAGCAAATGGCCTTGGGATTAATTCCAAATTCAATTGCACGCGATTTCAAGACCTCCATTGGGGTGCGACGTCCAACGAGCGCGAGATGTTCTTGCAATATATGTAATCCACATCCATGTAACGAACCGCAATCAACTCTGATTGACAATTCAATTTCCACGTCTCGCTGCTCAAAGGATTGCCTGACCTTGAGTTGATTTTGATGATGTTTTTCATGCTTCTTGTCGGACTTGCATTTTTGTTGTCGAGCAAGAGCCATTTTCCCAAGGGGCTCTTCATCATCTTGGCCAGCCATCGAAATCCACCAAGCTTCGGTTTGATCATCTTCAGAAGAGGAAGAAGAAGAGGAATGAGAAAGTTCATCGATGTCAGGCGATGGACAGGAAATGTAGGATGTAAATTCTTCCACACCAGGTGAACTGGCATGTGGGTCGGATAAAACAGCACTGGGCTGAGTAGTATTGGGACACGAAAGTAAATCATCGCCATCAAAATAGTAATGTCGATTGGGAAGAAAATTTTCAGACATGACATGAATCCATTCTTGAGAGGTGAAATTTTCGTGCCGATTAATATTCGGAAGATCACTTTGATCGGCATTAATCCAAGTGATCGTATTGTTTGGTTGAGATTGAGTTTCTACAGTGGGCTTGGAATCTCCACACTGAGAATTCGAATATAGACTCTCGTTCTGGTCATTGAGCACGGACACATTAGTGATGGTGGACTTAAGGGTAGTTTCATCGCACCTGCCCTCTAAAAATTTGGCAGAACATGCCAAATTGCCGGAGGGTAAGTGTGGTTGAAGATTTTGAAGTCCTTGAGATAGCCATCTGAGTCTCGAATGAGAGTTTGAGAAAATTGGTCTTCAACGTAAACCGGAGAAGCGCCAATACCCTTGGTGTGTCGAACAACATATGCTGAACGAGCATTGAGCAAGTTATTGAGGCTGCTCCACCAATCATCTCTATTCACGCCATATCTTCCCCTCAAAATTCCATGATGACTATATTGATGATCCCCATTATCACCATAAAAAATTGGAAAAGGCTCAACAGCATCGGTGTAGTTGCTATATGATGGAACGTAAGTAGCGGTATAATCGGCAACCATTTCAGTAGTGGCAACGCCCAATAAATTCACATTGAACTCGTATTCCCAGATAATCTCATCGGATTTGACAATAGGCGCGACACCAAAGAAAGAGGACCAATAATAAATTGCATCGTCTTCAGACAAGAAAGGCAACTCAGCAACTGATGCATAGGTGCATTCACCATTCCAATGGAGAGGGTTCAGGCTGTTCCATACGAAGGAGCCGTCGCTTTGTCGATATTTAGTATCAGCAGGAAGGAACATCAAATGTCGAGTATACGTAACATCGCTTGTGTCTCGGGTGTACATGAGTCGAGTGATCGTGGGATCTGGTTTGCAATAAGTGAAAGTCGGACCGCCGGAAACTGGGCTGAGAAGAGGAAGAGCATACACGATTTCTCTAGAGGCAGTAACACTGCGGGTGAATAAAGCAGGAACGCCGGCAAGATTATCTGAAGGAACAGCCCACCTATTCTCAAGAGTCGGAACCAACGTTTCAACACCTTCTCGACGAACAATGAAGTCTTCCATGGACATTATTCTCGTCTCGGGACCACCTCCATTATCAACAAGCCAATGTGGATAAGCGCCCTGGAACTGAGATCCCCACACAGCATTACAAAGATTGCGAATAACAGAATTGGCAGGAGCCGTCAAACCTTTTTGGAGACATTCGTTCACTTGGTACTGTCGGCTGCCATTAGCAGCACCATCCCCATTTCGCCACGCTTGAGGCACAGCCAACTCTCCAACGGCAAGTGTTTTACCAATTGCTGGGCCATCAGAATAGGTACCATTGGCTGTATTGAAAGAGACAGTTTTTGACTTGGCAGTGTCGGGTGTTCCGATCTTGTCTGCGACGAAACCAATGAGAAATTTGCCACCATAGATAATAAGTTGTTGAATGACTGGACCAACTATCTCACTAGCACCTCCAGTAAGATAAGCAAATGCCGCTCGTGCGATGGTGGTGAGTAAAAAGGTAATAATTTCACCAGAATCAAGCTGTACAGTCTGAATGAAATACTTCGCAATTTGTCCACCACCAAGATTGAGGTCACCTGACGTAACGCCATTCTGACCATACAACGTGAGGGCATTTTGAGCTTGTGACGCAAGTTCGGGAGTGAGAGGACCTTGGATGGGTGCACCAACTTTGGGATCGAATCCTTGACCATGGGTCGTTGTACCCACAGGAACCCAAGAAGTTTGAACCGACTCTTCTTCCACTTCAACAACGTTGGTTGAATCAGAAATACCACCGCATCGATAAACAAGGTCACCCTCCATATGTAGCTCCATTTTGGCAAAAGGTGTGACGGCGGTGGAAGCAACCATTGTGGAAGTTGCAGCGGCCGGTTCAGTTGAGTTCGAGCCAAGACCAATCGAAGTCGGAACATTCCATTGGATGACGTAAAAGTAGCCGAGAATGGGACTGACGTCGTCGGGAGTTGGATTAATTCCTATTGGACGATCTCCTGACACCAAATTAAGACGAACCTTGTGGGAACGACCAGTTTCAAGTTGTTTGAAAGTCAATTCTTTAACGTCTCTCGCCCAACCACGACGCATTTGTCGATTCGTGAGGAAAAGTTGGAGCTGACCACCATTGAGCGGAACAGGAGAAGAAACAAACAACACAGATCCATTGACCATGGGTGCTGCATTGCCTTCCAAATTAACGTAAGCATTCTTGCAATCGAACCAAAGAAAGTTCGGTGCATTGGCTGCGAAAGAGCCAAGACTCGTCGAATTGGAAGTGAAGTTTTGTTCTCGCGCGGCGGCCAAGAAAGAAATTGTTGACTCAAAAATGATGGCAGGGGCATCAGGAGCAGAAATGACCTTTTGTTCCATGACAACAGTTCCAGAGAATGGTGTGCGATCTGTAAATTTGGGTTCAATTCGAAAGATTTTAGCACGTTGAGGGTTCACAGTAACTCCCTGATCAAGTTTCTTCGACGCCGCTTTCTTTTTCTTGTGCATCGTTCGCTTCGTCATGATCTTGGGGTTTTTGCCTTTCTGGAGAACAACAACGGCTTTGGCTTGATTCTTCTTCTTGGAACTACGTTTCTTAAGATTCTTGGGATGTTTTACCATGTCATCATCAACTGTAACCTCTCCGTTGGGACCATTCTGCGACTTCATGATATCAAGATTCGTATGGCATTGTTCGATTTCAGTACAAATATCAAGAAGCTTTTGTACAACAGACATTTGAACCTTGCGATCGGCAGTAAGCATCCACTTGAAGAAAGTGTCGGGATAATCCATCAAGAGATTTCGATCTTTCTCCTTGAGTGTTGACTTGCAACCATAAGTTTTGACTTTGGTCTTCAGCTTATGTAACTTGACTTCATATTTACCGACAGCAACTGAATGTGTAATGCGACCTGGAGTCGGGAGGGTCGGAGAGGCTTCTTTGGATTTGTCCTTCTGAGCGGCAATGTGCACGGCAGCAACCATGCGATCTCTCTGAGCGGCAAAAGGAGGCACAGTAGTGTGGGCAGACATGTCGTCAAGACCAGTTGGTTCTGAGAAAGGTCCATTTTGAGACTCCATGATCTCAGAATTGGACGCTCCGGAGGACGCAGGTCCATATGTGACAAGTCTATTGTTGTAGGAATCAACCCACTGTTTGATGAGTGATGCATGATCTTGGACAAATTGTTTCTCCAACGCAGTCAAAGGCCTCTTAGGACGACCATAGCGCTTGTACATCTTCTTCAATTTATATTTATTTACATATTGTGCTTTGATGAGAACAGTCTTCTTCTGCTTCTCAAGTTCGATAATGCGCTTCAGTCGAGAGGCAGCAAGCTCTTTTTCGCGTTTGAGTCGAGCCAAGAGCTTGTCTTCATCAGAACGGAAAGTGGGAGCTCGATCGACTAACTCGGTCAAATCGGCCTTGGAGATTGAATTGAGTGTTGAACGTAATTTTTGAACAGAAACCATCGATGGGAAGTCCTTAGACCCAAAACGAACTCCACGCGCTAATAAATCTTCGATGTCTGGAATGGGATAATCTTCACCAAAAGTAACCTCAAGATCATGAAGTTGACGGGCTACGTATTCAAAATTGGCACGAACCTTCTTGCTTGTTAAATGTGGTTTGATAAGCTTATTTTCGACTAAACGAGCAACATAAGCATCTGGCTGAACAGCATACTCAGTTTCACGATAAAGGAAACTGACTGCTGATTTTGACGACATTTTTAATTATTATCTTTCTACGACGAATATATATATGTTTTTAATTTAGAAAGAGAGAGAGAGAGGGGGACGAAATTCTTTCGGGGTGAGAAGGAAACCCTGTGTAGTCGGTGGGCCAATATCAAACTGATTACACCCAGATCTATTCAAATTAAAAGTACTACATTATGTTTTCGCTTGTTAACAGAGGCTTTCCATTATCCTTTAATATCGATTAACTTGAAGATCACGTGATGAAACCGTAGAGAATGAGACCAGTTTACCACTCTGCACTTATTTTGTTTTGTCGAGCTAAACTCAGTGGTGTTTTTAAATTTTTAATTTAGTTTTATTTATTTTCGTCTCATAACTGACAGTAAGTATTCATGTCATCGATCAGGAAAATGTACATGAATTAATGCTAACACAATAGTGACCATATGCATGGGTTTGAAATAATTCTAAAAAAGACGACAAGCGCGAAAAGGAAATGCATCCTTTTACTTAACAGTTGGCAGCACCATTAAGTCTACCACTCCCCCACATTGATCCTGATCGTGTCCGGACACTATCAATATGGATTTTTAAACGAGCACTCAATTATTTAGGAAATGACGCTGAGCCTATGTACGAACATTCACACCAACTAAGTGTGAATAAAACACGCCGACGTCAAGCCGCGCAACTAACGCGACTGGCAAAAGAAGCCCCCACACATCAGTGCAAACCTGTCCGGACAGGGATTGTATGGGGTGAAGAAACGCTC